ATTTATAAGCCTATGGCTTATGTTTTTTGAAGCTGCAAAATCTGCTCTTTTGTCATCAGCAGCTCGCAGTCGAACCGTTTCTGTTGATAGTGAACGCACCGCGTCCCGCCTGGAGATAGTGGGTCCTCGACCCATCTTGAGCGAGGTATGGTAAGACTGTTCAGGTGCTCGTAAACTGCGTAAGGAACTTCATATTCCTGACCGTGCATGAAAGACCAAAGAGGTATTGTTTCCTGCGCCTTAACGCCCTTGCCGCAATCAAAATTGAATTGAAAGAGCGGGGCCTCATCTGGATTCATTATATCCCGAATACCGAACTTGATTTTGACAACAGGGTCTCCCTGTTCTTTCTGATGCCCGGTGGCCTCTTTAGTGATGCGCTGTGATTCCTTTATCATTGATTTGTAGGAGTCAACAAGCGCTTTTTTGGCGTTTTCCAGATTCATCCGGCCATCGACAAGCAGGTTCATCTTATCGGCAATTGCGACCAATTCCTCTCTGGTTTGCGCCGCCTCGATAGCATTTTTGAATAAGAATCCTTCCGGCAGTGTTTCGGGCTTATCCGTTACAGCTTCCATACCTTGAATCCTTTCTTTTTACAGCGGGTCTACTCCCTGTGCATCTCCCTTTGAAACAACGTCTTCGTGTAGCTCAGCCTCATAAACCCAGATTTGATTGTCGGTCATTATGCTTGCGCCGAGTGTCACGCCTTTTGCGCCAATGGTACAGATTCTTTCCTCACGGCAAATCCAGGTATTAGTGCCATCAGAGATAGTATTGCCAGGTTTTGTAGGCCATGTAGGTTCGGTGCCAAGCACTCCGGCAGAAACAGTGCATTCGTATACGCAGCCGTTTCTTGTCGAAGGCCATACAACTGTTCCAACAACGGATGTGCTTCTTGCGGTTGGCTGCGCACCACCATCCGTAAAGACCGTGCACTTGGTCTTGTCGTAAGAGCCGTTAGAGGAAATGACTTTCGTATAGCCGGTTCCTGAAGGAGCAGGCAGTTCGACTGCGGGGGATTCGGTGTCATAGGCGATTATCCCGTTGTCCGCATCGGCGCACATCGACTTGGCACCGGCTCCATCATCGACTATACCATACTGGCCGGTTGTTTCAAGCTCGGCAAGGATTTTGTACCATTCCCACAATAATTCTGTGCCGCCCAGGGCCGAATATGCCTTGAAGTAACTCGGCACAAAGCCCAGATTCAAATTCACGGCTGCCGCATTTGGCGCTATAAAATGTCCACTTACTTTTTGCATGGTTTATCTCCTTTATAAGCCTCAGGCTTATTTATGAGGATTTAGTGCTTTTGAGATTGATGATGTACAAATCCTGGATGACTCTCCATCCAGCCCACATTTTCCATCCGCTAACGGTCCGTTGATGCAGGTAATCATTGCCACTGCCTGGCGGAGTTACATAGTTTTCAAGGCGTCCACTACTGAGATTTATCTTGGCGTATGCTTCGCGCCCGAAGATAAGGTTGCTATAAACGCTGCTCGCTACGGGAGCCTGGGTAGATTCGATCCATCTGACTTCACCAGTAGCTCCGCGTTCGTAGGGATGCAGAAAATTTTGCTGCGGGTATTGTTGCGTTCCGATAAATCCAGAAACTTTTTCCAGGTCAAGTCGCAGCAAATAATGGATAAAACCCACGTATGCTGGCCGAAGAGGGGCTGTACCAACGCCAGGGCTCGCTTTGACGTAATCTGTGATTTTCTTTGCTAAATTGCCAAATAGAGTTTGGGCAACCGTGTCGATGTCGGTTTTATTGAGTAGCGTTGCCGTTCCGCTTCCGTGCGAGCAGGTAACAACGCTTGCAGTAGCATTTAGAACATCACGGCAGAGCTGGTCCCTGGTATTCTGGATTTGGTCCGCCTGCATCTCGGCTTCTTTGGCAAGCGCCATTCCATCCGTTGTCAGAATGACGACATCGGTAATCATTACCCAATCGCCATATTGGTCAACTGAAGCGAGTAGGTCGATTTTGGATAGTTTCGAGCCATTGGGTGTAATACCCTCAGCGAGCTTCACGGTGGCAGCAGCAAGTCTGTTATATCTGCGGGCCTTCCAGACTGTACTGTTGTTTGAAGGTATATCGTAGCTGTCCGCATACATCTCATATACATAATCAGGTTTTGGTGTAGTCAAGGCAGTCCTGTGGAAATACGTTTCGACCCCAGCATTTATCTCGCTGGTTGTAGTCATATTATATGAAGTAGGCATTTTTTATCTCCTATTCTTTTGGTAGTTGTTTATGCCCAGATAGGAGGTCTTGATGCAGCTTTTGAAAATCTTCATCATTCTCAGCTTCCTGGAGTATTTGTGTTAGTTTTGACCCGCCAGCGATGGTTGCTCCGCCGCCGGAACCTATTGCACTTATGGATTGCGGAAGATTTTTACTTTTGAGCAATTCCGCTATCATTTGTTGCTGTTTTTGGGTATCTGTCTGGGCAGTTTTTTCTTGGTTGATTTTTTCCTGATATGCAGGGTCAATTTTTGCCAGACGATAGGCAATAGCGTTAGCCACTCCTGGATTTGTCTTATATATTTCTTGCAATTCAGGAACAAGTTCTGGGTCGGCCTTCAAAACGGCAGGCAAATGATTCTGAATAACCTGGTCAAAGTCATTGTGCCTTGCCTGTTTTATTGCGTTATTCACCTGTGTTGAAATGCTTGTCTGAGCAAGGCTCATTTGATTGATGAGACGCCTGCCGAATTCGATCAATTGGTCCTTGCCGACTACCTCATCATCGGGTTTGAAAATACCATCGAAGATGTCTGCTGGCTTGGTCTGCGCCGTCTGCTGCTGTATTTGAGAAGGCAGATTGGCCTTCAATATATCCATCTGATTTTGCAGTAGCACATTTTGGGTGTCCTTATCCTTGAGTTGCGCAAGAACGGCGTCGAGCCGCTCTTTGGGGATAAGGTCGCCTTTTGTTTTCGCATCGGCAATTTCTTCGTCAATTATCGCCTTGCTTTGGGCATCCAATTCCGGTTTGTCGTCTGGCATAAAGTATCCTTTCTGGCTCGGCTTCAGCCAATTTGTCGGGCGGCGGCCCCGACTTATTCAACGCCCGTAAGCCCGAATTATGAAGAATTAGGTGTCTGGCCTAATTTAGCTTTTGCTTTTTGAATAGCCTCATAGCGGCGTTGCAAAACAATTTTGGCTGCATTAAACAATTTGGGTTGCAATTTGACTTCTTCAGCTCGTAAAATGGCATCACAAGCGCTTTCAGCTTGCCATTTTCTAACGCCTGCTATCATTTCTTCTTTAGGCTCTTTTTCGATTTCAGCCATTATCTATCTCCAAAACAAAAAACCCCTAAAAACCGTTTTGCAACGGCTCTTAGGGGTCGATTGTTTCGATAAGCCCTGCCAGTTTTAGTTGGCTAAGATATGAAGTTGGCTTTGGCTATTGACATCTCCTTAATCTCAATTTTTATGTCTTCAACTTTATCAGCAAAATTATAGGTTACAGAGCCGCAAAAATCTTTCAAGGTTTTTTTTAGCTCCAATCCTACTTTCTTAACGAATTCTTTTTGTTGCAAGGTCATTTTGCTTTTTTATGAACTTCACCTCGATACATATTCCCACCCGAAAAGCATACGTTGACGTACTCGCCCGCCTTCAGGCCATGCTTCTTGCTTGGCCCAACGATACGTTTTACGCGGGCCTTGCCTTGCTTTGCCTTAGCTACACAATTCAAAAAATCTTCGGGCATAAATCACCTCAATTCAGTCCTGGTATTCCTTGTGCTGATTTTGCCACCAGTTCGCTTTCGCCTTCAAATTCGACAGGTTGTGTAAAAGGCGCATCCAGCGGTAGTACATAAACCCATTTTGTTTGTCCGGTTCTATTATTGACCTTAATTAAAGCTGTGCCAAGCTGTCTGACTGCCGGCAGTTGGTTGCGGTTAGCAATTATAACAAATCGAACATTTATCACGTTACCGCCAAGAACTATGTCCCGCGTCTTTTGGGCTGATTCGGTTGGTCCTGCATAGTGTGGTTTTGTGATAATCATTATCCAGTATGGGTCTTTTAAGTACGCAAAGCGATTGATTATCTTATCGAGTTCACGATAAAGGACCGTCTTACACCATTCCGTAAAATCACCTAACAGCATCATCTTCGTACTATCGCCTCTCTCCTGAATTTTCTGTCGGACATTTCCTCGAACTGAACGAGTCTATCAAGTATAGAGTTTATCTTGTCGAGCTGCATTTGCTGCAAATCCTTGGCCGCACGGACACGTTCCACAACCGTCTGGGCCTTTTGCAGCTCGGCTTGAGCAGCCTTTTGCTGGGCCTGCTGAGTATCGGCAGCAATTTTGGCCTGTGCTCCCTGGGCCTGCAATTGCATAGCCGCCATTTGTATCTGTTGTTTTTGTTGTTCGGTTTCGATAAGAGATCGCTTAATATGATCGTTGAGTTGTGTCGGCATTAGCTCATAAATAACCGAATCCGGTATATTGAATCCCATTTGGCGTAATTGAATTACCTCGGCGTATGCCATCTGGCGTTGTGTATCAGTAAAGATGCCTTCGACTAACTGGCAGTCATATTTTTCAAAATCCTGTGCGTAATAGCCAGGAGCAATCTGCTCGCCTGTTATCCGCATTATCTTTTGTGGTGGAAAATTGGCCTGTTCCATTCGCACGAGCTTGCATCCTAATTGTTTCTTAGCGTGGCGAAAGTTGCTGAATAGCTTCTGGAATATCGTCAGTGCTGCCCCTTGTCTTAGCGCCCAAAGTCCCATTGGCAGGTCTTTTTCACCAGCCCCAAATGTATCCTCATTTATGCCCAGAAGCGTTATTATCTTATTGCTGGACACCGCCTCAAGATTGAAGAACCCTTGTGGTATATCTTTGGCCGCAATTTCCTGGGCATCCTCGTTGATATTGGCGTCTTTTTTGAAAATGACGGGAACGCCCTGGCCGCTCTGATAGAGGGCTTCGGGATTGACAAGGACATTCTCTTTGACTTTCCAGCCGGTCGTTATCTGTCTCTCCACCATGTCGATCATCTGCATCATGCGGCGGTTCTCCGCGCGCTGCGGGTCTCTCAGCCTGCGTATCAGCGGTGCGAGCTTGTATTTGGCCTCGCCTTCTTCGGGCCTGAAATAGCCGGCAATCAGCACGCAATTGTAATCACCTATCCCGTATGGGTCGTCATACGTATTGAGCAGGAATCCGTTGAAAAATATCGAAAGCTCGATGCTCGGCACATCATCCTGGATAAAGCTGAATTCGGTGGGTCGAATGGCGACCTCGTACTTTATGCGGTCCCTATCCTCCTTACTCATGTTTTTTGTCTCGGCATCGAAATCTATCATCTGGCCAGTTCGCTTATTGACTATGAGCTTCTTGCGCTTGGTAGTCCTTCGCCAGAACTCCTCGTAACGGCGAAGGTCATTTTTGTAGGGCGAAAACTGTTTTGTCATAAAGGGCCACTTGGCAAGTCCGAAATCGCCGCTCGCCGCTCCCTTTATGAAAGCCTTATCGACCTCGCCATGTAAATCCGGCGGTAGGAGCTTCTTAGCTTGCTCTTTTGTGAGGGCTTCACCGTTGATTATGTACTGACAATCTGAGAGATCAAGATTAGAAAAGTTAGGATCAAGAAGAAACTTATTATAAGGGCGGCGACCAAAATCAATATCACCATTCCGGTCAGGCCAAAAACTTACAAGATTTGCCCCGCTAACCAGCGTGCCCATCTCGAAAGAATCGCTCAATATCTCCCATGCCTTGCCCGCGTTGCGATTCATTATGTGCATCAGGACCTTGCTATGCTGGTTGCAGGCCCAGTCCGCAACACCGTTCTCTGGCCCAACCTTCAGACATACTCTCGTTTTACGCTCGTAGCCTGTCAATAAATCTACATTCTTTTGCAGATAGTTGAAAATGTAGGGCTGCCGGCGCTGCTGAACAAGCGCTGCCTTCTCCTCGCCGCTAAGCTGATCGTCCTCAAGAAAGCGCAGGTCTTTTTTCATCTCTACCCAGCAAGGACGCCAGAAAGTCTCCGCGTGCTTGTAGCAGTCCTCATAAATTTGCCTTATGTCTTTATCGTTGCTCATATCTCTATTGGCATCAAATACTGTCTGTTAAGTTCGGCAATTCTGTCGCGGGTAAGGTCGCTCGATGTTCGCTGGATGCCCGCCTGCCGCCAGATCGGTTCTATTTTGGGTAATGTATAAATACCCATTACATAAGCGTCCGCCCGATCCGGTGAGCAACCAAGCAGTTTTTTGGTCTTGTCTTTGGCTTCACACTTTATCTTCCCACTACCCTCTTTTTGATCATAGCGCACTGCACACAATTGCCGGCGAGTCTCCAAATCCGTAATGTAAGGAAGCTCCAGATTGCGAATCTTCTGCATCACATACCACCACGCCTCGGCCTTGCGATTAAGAAGCCTGTCGTTGCTGGATGCACCACATGAATCAAACGGCCACACAGTTAAACCAAATCTACCGGCAATATCCTGAAAACCATCCGCAACACCCTTGCCTATCCCTATCACGTCAACAACCACATCGCTGATATTGTACTGGTTCAACATCGCCAAACCTTCAAGAACTATCAGTTTAGTATCTCTCTGGTGTATCGGCCTTATCTCAAGAATCCGGCCATCCTCTATCGCCATCGCCACACACTCATCACCCATAAAAGCTGGGTCAAGCGACAGTATCCGCCGCCGTTCCATCTGATAAACCTGCGGACTATCCCGCAAAGCATCCATCATCGCACTTGTAATAAATGCCCGCTGCTCATCCGTAACATGCGCAAGCTCAAATTCCTGCTGATAAATCCAGTAAGGCATGTCTTTGGCTGCATCCGCAAGCTGCTCCTCAGACAGCAGCTTGGATTGGCTTGCCCTTAATTGCGACAAAAACCATTTCTTATCCTGCCTTCGCACCGCCTGCTCCGCCGTAGCATGGTTTTCACCACAGGGCGTCCATAAAAACATTACCCAGAAATCAGTGCTAACAGCCAAAATTGGTCGCAAAACCGCCAACCATGTCTCCGGTTTCATATACGACCACTCATCCAGCACTATCCCAGCATACGTAGGACCACGCAATGAATTAGGCTCATCAGCACCCATAAAACGGAGAACGCTCTTTGTGTCAAACGTAACAGATAGCTTCTGCTCATTCTTCGTCCAGCCAAATTCGGCCTGGTCAGGCAAATAAGCATCCAGCATGTTCGGGTCGTCCCACGTGTCTCGCCGACACTTCTTGTAAGTAGGACTCACATAACCGTAAACACAACTATCGTGAGCACAACATTCGCGGATAAGCAGATTCACCGCCAACGTAGTCTTTCTCGCTTTCCTGTGCCACTCCAAATCAAAAAACCGCACCCTGTGACTATCAAAAGCCGTCAAAACTTCCTCCTGCCACCTGTGTAATTGACCATCAAATTTGTCGTTGGGTACACTCATAAATTACCCATTGTGTAATTGACCATCAAAGATTAAAAACAAGTCCGGCAGGAACGTTCACTGCCGGACCAAACCAGACC